ACCACAATTGAGTGGGTGAGCAGTCACGGGGCCGGGGGCCCTATAACTAATGAAAGGCGATGAAGAGTGAAATTAGTAGTAGCAGACTTTGAAACGTACTGGTCGCAGACACATTCGCTGTCCAAGATGAGTCCAATAGAATACGTGATGCACCCGGATACGGAGATCATCTCTCTGGCTATCAAGTACGCAGACGAGCAAACGCAGGTTATCTTTGGCGAGGACGCAATCCGCGAACACCTGCACGCACAAGACTGGTCGGACGTGATGCTCGTCGCCCACAACATGTCTGCGTTTGACGCGATGATTTTTGCGTGGCGATTTAATGTACAGCCCAAGGTGTGGGGGTGCACGCTGGCTATGGCCCGACCCATCCACAGCAAGACTACGGGCAACTCGCTAGCCAAGCTGGTCGAGCACTACAAGCTGGGTGTCAAAGACAACACCGCCCTGCTCAACACCAAGGGAAGGCACCTGTGCGACTTCACCGCCGAAGAAGTCAACGCCATGCGGGAGTACAACCGTGATGACACCGACCAGTGCCACGCGCTCTTTCATGTTCTGCTCAAGCACTACAACTCCATTGAGCTGTGGCAGATAGACGCCACGATAAGAATGCTGGTGGAGTCCAAGTTCATGCTGAACAGGCAGGTACTGAACAAGGCGCTCAGCGACTCCCGAATACAGAAGCAACAAGGGCTGGCGGTAATGGCTAGCACCCTGTACGGCTACGATCCGGAGGACAACGTGGAGCTGGAGGAAGCTATTCGTACTACGCTAGCGTCAACCGAGCATTTCAAGCGGCTGCTGACCGCGCGAGGGGTAGACGTGCCAATGAAACCTAGCCCGTCAGACCCGGAGAAACAGATACCCGCACTGTCCAAGACAGACGAAGCGTTCCTTGCGCTGCAGGAGCACGAAGACCCGGTGGTTGCGTTAGCGGCGAGCACGCGGCTGGACGTCAAGTCTACGATCCTGCAGACCCGGCTGGAGTCGTTTCTTGCAACAGGCAAGGCACTGCGCGGAAGACTGCCGATCCCACTGCACTACTGCGGGGCCGACACAACAGGCCGGTGGTCGGGCTTCATGTACAACCCACAGAACCTGAACCGAATAGACCCTACCAAACCTAAGCTGTCTGACGCGCTGCGTAAGTCGATGGTGGCCCCACCCGGATACAAGGTTGTGGTAGCTGACCTGTCCGGTATCGAGCTACGTGTGAACCACTTCTTGTGGAAGGTCCCAACTTCGATGGCGCTGTATAAAGCGTCTCCCGGCAAGGCCGACCTGTACAAAGACTTTGCCGCAAAGCTGTACAACATCGGTGAGACTGAGGTGATAAAAACTCAAAGGCAGGTGGGCAAGGTCGCGCACTTGGGGTTGGGGTTTGGCGCAGGGGCACCGACATTCCAGAAGGTAGCCAAGCTGATGGGCGGGGTTGACCTTGACTTGCCGGAGTCTGAGAAGATTACGTACCGCTGGCGCGACGAGTATCAGGAGATCGTTCAGGGGTGGAAGACCTGCCACGACATGCTGCCGGAAATGGCCGCGGGAGGCTTGTACGAGGTTGACCCTTGGGGGTTGGTAACTACTACGCAGAACGCACTGGTACTGCCGAGCGGTCGCCACATACGCTACCCGGCGCTTCGTAAAGAAGAGGGAGGGAATGGCCGCGACGAGTGGTGGTACGGCACTGGGCGCAACCGGGCGCGGATATACGCCGGGAAGATCGACGAGAACATCGTGCAGGCGCTGGCCAGAGACATCATCGCCGAGAACGCGTTCGCGGTGTACAAAGAGTTGAAGGTACGTCCCAGCCTGATGGTGCACGACGAGCTGGTGTATGTGGTGCATGAAGACCAAGCGCAGCACGTACTGGACACGGTGCAGCGCATTATGAGAACACCTCCAGTATGGTGGCCGCAGCTGATAACATGGTCCGAAGGCGATATTGCCGACACCTACGGAGACGCTAAGTGAAAAACCCAACGTGGTCGTTCAGCGCCATAAAACTGTTTGAGCAGTGCCCGAGGAAGTACTACCACCTCAAGGTCGCAAAAGATTATTCCGAACCCCCAACCGAGGCCACCACGTACGGCGAAGAGTTCCACGGGGCGGCAGAGTTTTACGTATCCGGTCAGGCCGAACTCCCTCCGTACTTCGAGTTTGCCAGAAAGGCACTGGATAAACTCAAGGCGTCGCCGGGGCAGAAGCTGTGCGAATACGAAATGGGGTTAACTGAAGGGCTGGAACCCTGTGCGATTGACTCACCAGAAGTGTGGTGGCGGGGCATTGCTGACCTTGTCATCCTCAACGACACTACAGCTAAAGTGGTTGACTACAAAGCGGGCAAGAGTTCAAAGTACGCGGATAAGGATCAGCTGGAGTTGATGGCGCTGGCGGTGTTTAAACACTTCCCGGACGTTACAAAAGTTGATGCGGCACTGCTGTTCGTTGTGGCGAAAGCGTTTATAACAAGCAGCTACAGCCGCACTGACGCGCCTGCTTTATGGGCACGTTGGCTGCAGCGGTACAACAAAATCTCCATCGCCAAAACTAACGGCGTGTGGAATCCTAAAACATCGGGGCTGTGCAAGGCGCACTGCGTCGTGCTCAGCTGTCTCCACAACGGGAGGAATTCGTGATGCCGTACAAGAATCCTGAGAAAGACCGCAATTACAAGAAAGAGTACCAGCTACAGAAAGAGCGCGGCGAACATGGTAACCGCATGGAGCGACAACGCGCTAGGCGAGCGTACGACGCCAAAGGAGTGTCTCGCGCAGGGAAAGATGTTAGTCACAAAAAGATGCTGAGCAAGGGTGGCGCCAACTCAGATGGCACCTACTTGGAAAGCCCAAGTAAGAATCGAGCGCGGAACGGTAAAACAAAAGGAAAAGGCTAAATGCAAATTGTAGACAACCGCGCATTACTTCTGCGCGTGCGAAACCCCGGCCTGATCACTACAGCAATCCCGAAGAGCAAAGAGTTCCCTGACAATGTCGTCGTTGTCCACTGGGGGTTGGACGAGGCACGGGTTCTCAAGAACATAGGTATCCGCAACGTACCTTCTCCCATCGAGGGGAAGTACGACTGGCCCGGACAGCACACGCCATTTGCTCACCAGAAAAAAACAGCAGCCTTCCTGACCCTGCACCAACGCGCTTTCTGTTTTAATCAACAGGGTACGGGGAAAACAATGTCTGCTATCTGGGCGGCGGACTACCTGATGAACGCGGGGGTGATCAACCGAGTGCTGATCATATGCCCCCTGTCCATCATGGACAGTGCGTGGAGGGACGACTTGTTCAAAGCCGCCATGCACCGAAGGGTTGACGTGGCGTACGGCGCAAGGCAGAAACGCGAGGACATCATCAACTCCGGCGCGGACTTCGTCATCATTAACTTCGACGGCGTGGACATTGTCAAGGACACCATTGCTGAGGGTGGTTTTGATCTTGTTATCGTAGACGAGGCCACCGGCTACAAAAACCCGCAGACTAAGCGGTGGAAGGCCCTCAACAAAATCCTCTCTCCCGGCGCATGGCTGTGGATGATGACAGGAACCCCCGCGGCGCAGTCCCCTGAAGACGCTTTCGGTTTGGCAAAACTTGTTAACCCTAGAGCTGTGCCGCGATCCGCTGGCTCGTTTAAAGACATGGTGATGTACAAAGCGGGGCCGTTCAAGTGGGTTCCAAGACCAAACGCAGGGGCCGTCGTCAATCAAGTGCTGCAGCCCGCGATTAGATTCACGAAGGAACAATGCCTCGATCTGCCGGACATGGTGTACGCAAAGCGGGACGTCCCTCTAACCAAGCAGCAGGAGAAGTTCTACAACGCCATTCGCATACGTATGAGGGCCGAAGCCGCAGGGGAAAGTATCAGCGCCAAGAACGCGGCGGTGAACCTTAGCAAGCTGATACAGATAAGCGGCGGGGCGGTTTACTCCGACAAGAAGGACACAGTGGTATTTGACGTCGCGCCTCGATACTCCGCGCTGATGGAGGTGATAGCGGAGACCAACAACAAGGTTCTTGTGTTCGTTCCGTACACGCACACGGTAGACATGGTTGCGGAAAAACTAGCCGCAGATGGAATAGCTGTGGCAGTCATCGACGGTTCGGTGCCCGCAGCCAAGCGAACTGATATATTCAGGTCCTTTCAGAGCGGCCCTGATCCTAAAGTGCTGGTTATCCAACCCCAAGCTGCAGCCCACGGCGTGACTCTTACCGCAGCGGACACCATCGTGTGGTGGGGGCCAACCTACTCGGTAGAAATATACGAGCAAGCAAACGCTAGGGTTCATCGACACGGGCAGGTAAATAAATGCACTGTCATCCAGCTGCAGGGGAGCGCCGCCGAGAAGCGTGTGTACGCCGCGCTGGATAAAAAGATAGATACCCACTCTAAAATAGTAGATTTGTACAATGAAATACTTGAAAGTGAGTAAAAGTTAAAGTACATTGAACAAAAATAAGTAAAAAGGAACATACGATGGCATACGGCGTAGATATAAACAAGCTGGTGAAGGTTTTTGTTAAAATGCGGGACAAGAAGGCAGAGTTGGCTGCGGAGTTTAAAGCGGCTGATGATGCTCTTCAGTTTCAGATGGATGCTGTGAAGCGGGCGCTGTTGGATTACTGCAAGGAAAACGGCGTCGAATCCGCTCGCACAGAGGCAGGGATGTTCTACAGAACAGTACGCAGTAAGTATTGGACGAACGACTGGGAGCGGATGGGCGCGTTCATTGTGGAACACAAGTGCCCAGACTTGTTGGAGAAGCGCATTCACCAAGGAAACATGCAGACGTTCCTGCAGGATAACCCTGACCTGCGACCAGCAGGTTTGAGTGTCGACTCCGAATACACGATAACTGTAAAAAAAGGAAAAGGTTAATATGAGTGAAGTTCACAATAACGGCTACGTCACCATCGACGAGCTGGCGAGCTACTTGAAAGTTAAGATCAGCACTATCCGTACATGGATCAAACTCGGTAAGCTACCGTCGGATGCGTACTTGAAGGTAAGCAACACCTACAGGTTTAACATAGACGAGGCTGTTGCAGGGCTGAAGCGTTCCAGCATGACGGATATGGTTGCTGAAGCAGCGGCAGCAGAGGTACGCCCAGACCTTTCGAGAGTGAAAGAAGTGCTTGTTAAGGCACGAGCAGCAAGAGAGGCGAAACCTACCAAAGAAGTACCCGTAGAGGTGCGCTTGGGCGGTCAGTCTTTCACAATAAAAACAGAAGATAGTGACATTGATCAACTTATTGGAGGAACACGATGAGCAACATAAGTTTGTTTGAAGGTATGCCAGATAGTTACAGAGCGCTGCTTGCTACACTTGCGCCGGAAACAACAATCGCCGGTGGGTACGGCGGTGGGAGCCGGTTGAGTATTCGCGGTGGTGTTTTCCGCAAGATCGTAGCAGGTGAAGAAGTCGGCACGATAGACTCCAGAACTTTGCAGACAGTCATTGTCAAAGCAGCCCCTATCTCCCGCACGTACTACGCTGGCGCGTATGTAGAGGGCGCTAACCAAGGTCCAACCTGTTGGTCCGAAGACGGCAAAATCCCACATATAGATGTGCTGGCTAGCGACAGGCAGGCCACCGACTGCAACAGCTGCCCCATGAACATCAAAGGCTCCGGGACAGGCGACTCCCGCGCATGTCGTTTCCAGCAGCGCGTAGCTGTACTGCTGCCTGATGGGGAAAACCGTTTTGTTTCCGCTGAAGCGCACCTACTGTCGATGCCCGCCACAAGTTTGTTTGGCGACGCTACGGACAAAATGCAGATGCAGGCATACGTGCGAAAGCTGCACGCGCACAAGACTCCGCTGGCCGCTGTGGTTACGGAAATGCGTTTTGACACCGACAGCTCTACACCGAAACTGTCCTTCAAGCCTATCCGCGCCCTGACGGAATCTGAGTTGGGAATGGTTGCTAGACTGCAGAAAGACCCGGAGGTCGATGCACTGATTCGGATGGACTACAAACCAACGGAACAGCAAGAAGCCGCTCCAGCTGCTCTGTTCGCGTCGGAGCCGGTGAAAGCCAAAGTCGCTAAGAAGCCAGTCCCCGTTGTTGAGGAAGACGCCGGAGAAGAGGAAGAAGAAGTCCCCGTGGTCAAATCAAAAGCCAAACCGCAGGTGACCCCCGCCCCCCAGTCCGCCGACTTGGCTGACATAATGGGTGCGTGGGACGACTAAGTCTCTGCACTAGAACACAGCTGCTGCCCACCTAACACGACGCGGGGGTCTCCCCCGAGGCTTCCGCGTCTCTTAAAAAAAGTACAAAGAGATACTGAAATGCCGACAAAAAACTTTCTCAGTACTGTGCTTGCCGACGGAGGTGAATACTGCATAGTTGGGATAAACAGTGGGACGGCGAGACAGAAGTTTGTGTCCGATTTGGACGCTGCATCAGTTGCGGCGGAGCAGTTGGACCGTAAGGGAGTCGACGTGTACACCGCGTTGGCTACTTTCAACAGCACCTCTCGCAAGGTGACGGAGATAAAGAGCATAAAGTCCTTCTTCATGGACTTGGACTGCGGCGAAGGAAAAGGATTCAGGGATCAGGGCGACGCGTTAGCAAAGCTGCGTACTTTCTGTGTAGCAGCTAATCTCCCGAAACCAACAGTGCTGGTAAACTCGGGGCGTGGTTTGCACGTTTACTGGGTTCTTGACTTCGCAATCACCTACCTCGAATGGGCACCCATTGCCAACGCGCTTAAACGCGCCTGCGTATTTCACAAATTCCCAGCAGACCCAGTAGTTACTGCCGACGGGGCACGTATTCTACGTATACCCGGTACCCGTAATTTTAAAACTAATCCCCCGCTTCCTGTGGCATTGATAGGCCACATAAACGAGACGTACCCCCTACACAGGATTAGCTCAGTTCTGAAACGCGAGTCACCGCCCTCCCCTACCTTACTGGAGGTGGGTAGAGAGATGAGCGTCGAAGACCGGACGACGATGGATAATCTTCTAGGTAACTACACCAAGAAGTTTTCAAAGATACTGACGAAGACGATGGAGGGTAAGGGCTGCGCTCAAATCGACAACGCCGTCCGCAACCCCGCCAACTTAGAATACGCCCAATGGGTCGATGTCATATCCATCGCCAAGCACTGCGAAGAAGGCAACACCGCAGTGCACAACATCTCAAAAAGGTACCCCGACTATGATCCGGGCGAAACAAATAAAGTCGCCGCCTCCATCCGGTACCCGCACCTGTGCAGCACCTTCGAAGTAAACAACCCCGCAGGCTGCGCGGGGTGCCCCCTAAAAGGGAAAATTAAATCCCCTATCACGCTGGGCATGGAGGTGAGGGAAGCAACTGAGCAGGACAACATCGTCCACGTACCGGCCGAGAAGCCGGTAGATTTGGAGTTGGCCTCGCCTACTGCACCCGCCGAGGACGGCCTGTTTGAACCCGCATCTGAAGAGGAGGAGGTACAGACCTATGTCATACCCCCGTACCCCTATCCCTACT